TCACTACACCACCAGAAGCTGAGATAGTAGTGCTTGCAAAAGCATCACCATTATTTAATGTATATGTACCTGCTCCTCCAGTACCTGTACCAAGTGCTGTAATTTGGATACCAAAGTCAATACCAGTCCCTGTTAAGAACTGATTAACAGCAAGAGTTCCAGAAGCAACAGCAGAAACTCGTAGGATTGTAGAGTTAATAGTTAAGGTTGTACTTGCTAAAGTATAAGTACCAGTCAAACTAGCTGAGGTTCGTGTTTGGCTAGCACTTACTGTATAAGTACCAATACCTCCTGCTGTTCCAGAGAGTTGGTTGACAATTGTAGTTCCTGCAGTAACAGACCCACCAGTTAGAACCTGACCAGTAATAATCGTCCCTGCAGAAACTGCGGTTACAGTTAGTACCGTTCCTGCAATAGAACCAGTAAACGAGGAAGTTGAGCCTGTGTAGGTTAGTGTGTAAGTTCCTGTAGTTCCTGTTCCTGTTCCTAACCCAGAGATTAAAGCTGTCTGAAGTATGGAGGCGTGGCTTACAACATCGTTTACAGCTAGTGTACCAAAGGTTACCCCACTCACCGTAAGTGTGGTTCCAGAGATAGAACCAGTTACAGAGGCTCCAGCAGTTCCTGTAGCACTTGCAGCAAGAGAACCAGCACCAATAACAAACCTACCACGAAGGTCTGGAGTTGAGTTTGTTCCATCGCAGAGTACCCAGCCAGAAGGAATACTAGCCTGAGAACCAGACCATAGCAGAATTAAACCTGCAGGAAGCAAAGGAGTAATAGCACTTTGCACAAAGGCTGTACTAGCTAGCTGCGTAGTGTTTGTTCCAAAGGAAGCCGTTGGTCCTGCTGGAGTACCTGTAAAGGTAGGGCTGTTGATGTCAGACTTAGACGAGATAGCAGAGGCAATAGCAGTGTATTCAGTGTCAATCTCTGTGCCTTTGATAATCTTAGAAGGGTTACCAGAGGCTAGGCCGTCCTTAACAGCAAAGTTAGTCGCTTTTACATAGTTACTCATGTTTGTTTTCCTTGTTTAATATATACGTCTATCCTTTGAATAGAGATAGGATTCCCATTAATCTCAGCCTCAAGTCCAATCTGTATAACAGCGCCTTTTCCGCCAGCCTGTACCTTAAACTTGTCTAGAACAATACCGTTTGAGAACTCAGCAATATTGTACTCCCCTATATTATACTCGTAAACTACAGAAGTGTCAAGCTTTTTCGTAAAAGCAAAGTAATTTTCGTTATAATCAAAACCCCACTTGACAGCTACGTTCTGGTTAGAACCCCCAATAGCCACAAACCCAATCTGTTTCATGATCTTTTCAATAGAGGGTTGCTCAAAGTCAAAGTAGTTGGTATAGTAACTAAACTGGTAATTAGTCCCGTTATCGGAATGTCCAAAGTACTTACCAATATATCCCGGTTTTCCAATGTACAGGTCCTTAGAATTAGTCACAATAAAGGCTTTAGGTTCTATAGAACTCCAAGTCGTAGCCCTAGCAGACCCGTCCTGCAGAGGCGCTCTCATATCAAAACAGTAGACTGACTTGGTAGTAGGCAGGCTAAGGAGGTAGAAAGCATCCCTGTCATAGTAGACAGACTTAATATTAGCTGCTGTCTCAGAGGATACACTGGTCATTAGTTCATCTCGTACATTCTTGGAGATATCCCGCATAGGCAAGGACTTCTCTTGGATAACCCGCTGGAGGCTTCTAACCCCAGAATCAGACAGGAAGATAATATCCATACCAGTGCTCTGCACAGAATCCCTAGCGATACAGCCCACATTAGGAATATAGTCAGCTAAGGTTAATGTTGTTACATCGATAGGGTTGGCATAGACAGCAATGTTATTACGACCAAAGATAATAAGGAATCCGTTGTGCGCTGCAATAGCTACTATCTTGTCTGTGTTAGGAAAGACAGTGTTTAAGGATATAGAGCCTGAGTCTCCACCTTGGAAGTCTGATCCATCCAGTAAGCGACTAAAGTAAACAGTCTGTGGGTCTCCTAATATGTCTGCTACCCAGATACGTCCATAAGCCGCCAAAGCGCAGTTAGGAGAAAAGTCACCAACAGAATACCCCAAAGGAATTGATCCTATGTCTCCGAGCCTCTGGAATCCGTATGAGCCTGTGTGAGAATGTGGATCAGCATTAGTTGTTACTGTGCTAGTTAAGGTATTTGAGACTGAATAACCAGCACCACCAGTAGTAATCGTTACAGTAGCTATAGCTCTACCAGACAACGTAGCTACTGTCACGGTAGCAGCGGTGGTTCCACCAGACAAGGTTAGAACATCACCTACGTTGTAAAGAGAACCGCCAGAAGTTATAGTCAAACCAGTGATAGCACCGCTAGAGACAGTCGAGACTGTGAAGGTAGCACCAGAACCCGAAGTAGGCATACGATGGTAGGTCAGCATAGGGTGACCAGTCTGGACTAGATAGGCATGAGGCTCTGCATCAGCCCCGTCACCGTATGGCATAGCAGCGCCCTGCCAGTTGTTACCAGTAATCGTGTATGTTAAATCTCCATTGTTAGCCTGATTACGAACAGTCTTAGTAGTCATGGTTGTAGTGCCAGTAAACAGTCTGTTGTTACCAGCACTGAGGAACTGACTAGACCCATTGTCTGTTAACTCAAACATAAACTCTACTGGGTTAGCAGCGCCTAAGTTTGTGTTAACTGCTGAGTTTACAGGTGTCCAGCCTCTACGAGCACCTATACGACCATAGCGGTCAATAACGCAGTTGTTAGCCTCCAGCGCAAAGCCAGAAGACAACGATACTGCAGACTCTTGGATGTTTAGTCCAAAGAATCCGGGTGCTGCAATACTAGCGGTCTGCGAAGGTGAAGCCATTAGACAGCATCCCAAGTAAATTCATCTGGATAGTGGTTGCCCTCATTAGCCACATGGTCTGCTAAAGAGGTTAAATATAAACTATAAGCCTCAGAGCTTTTTAATCCACCGTCTTCGCCCCTCTCTGCCAGCGCCTTAGCATAGGCCAAGAAGATAACAGGTTCGTCAGGAACTTTGATTGGATCAGAGTTAAGAGCCAGAGGAGCTTGTGGCTTAATGATGTTAAAGTTAATACTATATGTAGCATCAGGAATAGGATATAAATCTACCTGCGTATCTCCATTTGCGTCTACGCCGTTAAAGTTAAAATAACGAGGAGACCCTGTTTCAGGAGTTTGATTTAAGAACCAGTTATTCATGTCGCTAGTAGAGGCGTTTTCTAAAAACCAATCGCTAGAGTTATTTAAAACATCAAAGACCCTAAAACGAATACCTGCATCAGTCATAACATAGTTAAACAAGTTAGCAGTAGTAGATACGGTCAGAGTTTCAGACAGAGCATTCCAGTTGTATGCATCTTCTACCTGTCTCTTAGCATCGTTAACAAACTTACTAATTAGTTTTGAGTATGTGTTATCATTAATGGAAGTAACCTCGTTTTCACGAAGCCTAACTAACACATCATTGACAAGCTCTAGATAAGTTTTGTTAGCCATTTAACAGTCCCATTTCCTTAGTGCTAATGCTTTGCGAGTAGGTCTTCCCTTCTCGTCTTTCATAGGCCCCGGCACACCACTCATACGGGCACAGAAAGACTTCCTCCTAGCAGCCTTCTTAGGAGACTTTGCAGCCTCTTTAGAAGACACTGGAGGCTTCAGGTTAGCGCCTTCTTTGTTCTTGAAGTATGCTCTACCTTTGGCGTTTAAGCCACCTTCTGGGTTCTGATATACCTTCTTTACCATTATTTCTTCGCAGTCTTCTTAGCTTGTTTGAATGCCTTAGCAGTGGGTGCTCCTTTAGAGCCAACCTTACGCATCTTCTCACCAGATCCCTCAGCTATCCGCTTACGCTTTGCATTGATGTTGGCATAGAGTCCGGGCTTAGTAACCACGAGAAGAACCTTTCTTAGCTTTCTTCTTAGACATACCAGCCATCGATAAGCCAACAGCTACTGCCTGCTTCTGTGGCATTCCTTCTTTACGAAGCTTACTGATCTTAGCCGATGCTGCTGCTTGTTTGCCCTTCTTAGTGTAAGGGTATTTCTTTCCGTCTACCATTGGCATACTATTCTCCTTTAGAACTGGAACTGAACTGTCATCTCAGGCATGAACTCTACAGTAGCTATGTAAGTTACTGTATTAGTGCTAGAGTTTTGTACTCGAATCTCATCACCAGCTTGTAAGACTACCTCTGCTTGTCCATCTAATC